ACTGAAATTTACTAAAGGCATTTACCTAGTGAGCTCTAATGCGAATGTTATTTGTTGTCTGGATGCTTCAATACCAATAATTTCATAGTTAATTAAAACATCAAATGCATTATTAGGAATGTTTGCAGTAACAGTAACATCCCTCAAGTCTACCCTAGGTTCATACTTAATAATAGTATTCTCAATTTGTTGTTGAACTGATGATGCAGTGATTTGATCTAATGTTTCAAATAATGATTCATATACCTCAGAACCTAAATCAGGTTGAAATGGTTTATCACCTGGTTTAGTTAATATTAAATTACGAATTGATCTTGATATTGCATTTTCATTTTTTAACGCAATCAGATCACTGTTCAAAGGATTTGTTTGAAACGTCGCACTTATATCTTTAAATGGTTTACTTACCCTTTGAACAGGCATAATCTAGACACTAGGATATGTCTTTATTTATAGGGGTTATTTAGAATTTTAAAGAGGATCTAAAAGATCATTAATTTCACTCTTCCTATCCTTAGAGGTCTTCCAGAAATATGCTTCCTGATCACCCAATCCATCCCTATCATAACCATTCTCTACTTGATAATATTCAGTAGATACCTTGAAGTCAGGTGTTTTGGGTTTTTCTGGTGTCAAACTGTTATCATAGATACGAGTTCTATTATTAGGATACAGTGCATACTGACCATTAACCAATTCAATCAGGTTATGGGACTTATGTTCTGCAGGGTTCTCTGAGGTGGCATAATCAACCACATCAGGGTCCTGGTGATAGTTATCCAGAGTGCATACATATGTACCCTCCATGGTGCCATGATCCCTGGTGTAGACCTCATAACTCATGGACCCAATGAACTGTTTAGTAACAGCAACCACACCATAATCCATACAATTCCAGAATTGAAGATTCTGTAAGTTCATATCAGGATCAGGTGTCTTGGGTTCACTTACAAAAGCACTAATGGGTAGTTTATCATACATTGCCCCATATTCAGGTAGATAGGTTTCAAAATAAAATGCACGTCCTGGAATGGACTTAGCACTAACCCATACACCTTTTTCAAATTCACCCCATCCAGAAGTATGATCTGTAAGGTATTCTTTCCTCACCCATACCTCTACAGAGGGGAGGTTTGTAATTAGACAAGACATAGAGAACCGAGATTTTCCGCTGATTATAATTATACATGAAAAAAGGGACTACTGTGAGTCCCTCTTGATATTAACGTCCTTGACCTCTATAACGCTTCTTCTTGTTATTACTGCTAGTTGCAGCATACTTTGTGTGATTCCCTGAACCCTGTCGTGTTTTTTTGGGAGTAGATTCAATGAATGCTGTACCCAACAGTGACTTCTTTACTTTTGCCATAATTTACCTACTTAAAATTTTGTGGGAGTGCATGAGCACTTACAACTGTAGCAGAAGGCATTGATGCCTCAAAGATTCTCATTGCCTCTGCTTGATGTGTTGCATCTACTTTCTTGTAATGATACTTTCTACCTGTAGCCTTAAGTCTATAGGTAACCATGTATGGATATTCTGTAATCATATCAAATAACCCTAGTCTTCTCATGACCAACACGAATACGTGGGTCACACCAAATCTCATATCCTGCTTCAA